GCAGAACTAGGATCGACGGACGGAATAGCTTAATGGAGTTCATCGGGTGATCGCGTATAGATCAAATTCAATAATTGCAAATAACAATTATAAACCATCTGGATTAGCCTTAGCGGCGTAATCACAGGGAGTTGGCCACTTACTTAGCAACAGAAAAGTGGCACTTAATAAAAACTATTACAAGGAAAAAGGTAACATGGGTAAATTCTTATTAACAACAGCACTGACTTTGGTAGCTGGCAGCGTAATCGCTCAAGAAGTAACCGAAGCACCAGTTGGGGTAACTGGTAAAATTGAAACAGTAATTGCTGAAGGTGCTAGTGGAGATTGGGGTGCAACATCATCTTTTGATCTTGGCGTATCTGCAGGATCTGGTTTAGCATCAGGTTCTATGTCATTCGTCGTTGATTCAAATAACGATTTGGCTTTAGACGAATATTCAATTGCTACATCAATTGGTGGTACTGAATTATCGTTTGGTGACCAAGGCAATATCTGGATTGATACAGAAAATGGTACTTCTATTGAAGAAGCAAAAATTGCTGACGAAAGCATTCAAGCAACTATCTTGGGTGTATCAGTGGCAGCCGGTTTAAACATGAATGACTTAACAGACATTCAAAACGTACAAGCTGGTTACGGTATTCCATTAGGAATTGCTAACATCAATGCAGTAGCTGACTATAACTTAAACAGCGAAGCATGGATTGTAGCAGGACGTGCAGATACAGACGGTATGTTGGAAAACGTACGAGTTGGTGGTGCAGTATCATACGGTTCAGTATCAGAAACACTTGGCTTTGAAGCTGACGCAACTGTAGGACCATTAACTGGTTATATCGGCGGCGACCAAAATGACCTAATGAAAGACGTAGGTGTTAACGGTGACGTTGAGTTTGCAGGTATGGACGTAGAAACAAAACTTAACTATAACTTTGATAGTGAAGAAATTACACCATCAGTTGGATTAAGCTTTAACTTCTAAGTTTATAAAAATTATGTATTATCAGAGGGGCTTCGGCCTCTCTTTTAGTTTGTATAAATAATAGGTACACCATAACAGAGGGCAATATATTATGACTAATAAACTGAAGCAACTCACATGGGCACACCACCAAGCAGCCGAACGTAGAAAATTTGCTAAGCAATTAATTAGTGGTGGTATAGACCCATTCGTATATTACAAGTTTTTAAACTGTCAATATCTAGTATATGAATTATTAGAAAACATTGTAATCATTCCACCAAATCTTACCGCAATCTATAGAGCTCCACGTATTCTACAAGACATTGAAGAACTTGGCGAAATCTATGGATTTGACGATATTGACCATTATCCAGAATCAGTAAGCAGATGTATGACTCACATGCAAGGACTAGCTGATGCAGATGATAATGATAGTCTATTGGCTCATATGTATGTAAGACATTTTGGTGAATTACATGGTGGACAAATCATTAAAGCTAAGACACCCGGAAAAGGGATTATGTATGAGTTTGAAGGCGATACTAAAGTACTCATTGAAGAATTTAGAAAACTATTACATGATGGCATGGAAGATGAAGCAAAGGCTTGCTTTAGTTTCGCATCAGAATTATTTGACGAATTATCCAAATAACCGTTGACATTCTTAGCTATTTGTTATAAAATACTAATATAAATCAAAACATATAAGGAGAGTAACATGCAAGATGATGCATTAGATACAGTTAACCTTAAACCGAAGGCTCGTGCTGAACGAATGTCCAGAAGTAGAACGGCTCGTAACCGACGCAGTTTACTTAAAACAATTAGAGAAACTCGGTTGTTAAATGAATTTGCAAAACTCCGAAGGCTAAGAAAAAACAAATGACTCCATTATGGGATAGATTAAACGATTATGCTGCTCACATACGCGGCAAATTCCAAGATAACTTTACTGAGTATGACGAACCTGCCATGGCTGATCTATATTTTAAAGATTGGGATGACAGGTTCTGGCACTCAGATCAAGTAGACAAAGCGCATTTAAAAACTATTGTACCTGCAGATGGCAAAGGACTATGGTTAATGCATGTTAATGTCTTCCCTAAGGCTGGTTTAGAATTACCAATCTTAGGGTTTGATATTGTTGCTGGTCCAAAAAAGATTACAGGTTCTTTTATGGATTTTTCTCCATTGCATGGTGTTGAGCATCCTTATAGTACTTATATGGCTGATAAGGTTAAAGACCTGGAATGGAATAAACCAAGAGAATTACCAGATTGGGCAAAAGAAATATTTTCAGAATCAATGATTGCTGTTGGCAATATTAATACTGATAAAGAACTTGACCAATTTATTGCTATAACATCTGATCTCGTAGATTATTACTTAGATAACCTAGATGATATGGCGTATGAGTCAGAACGAGATACATCACCTCTACTAAACAAATATTGTTTTAACCAAAAGAAAAATCCGCACCTTCACCGGTCTATACTTGCTATGGGTATAACTGAGGAAGACAAAGACGATTATGTAAATAATGTTCTTTTTGCGGAGATTAACGGTTGACACTCTACGGTTGTTGTGATATAGTTATTATAAATCAAGGTTATGAGTATATAAAAATAGGCGGTTATGATTTTAAAGTAACCGTTACATATTGCTCTAACTGTGGCTCAATGAAATCGACTTCAAATATTAAGGAAAGTAAAATGGCAGGCGACACTATTATAATGGAAAAGGCAGGCAAGACACTTAAAGCTGAATATTTTAATACAGCAAATGGCAGTGGCTGCAGGTTTTTTATTAATGAAGAATTTATTCAGGAAGAAGTATATGAAGGTAAGTCAATTCATTGGGCAGAGAGCGCAGCTCAAAACTGGCTTAGTGGAGTTAAATCTTTAAATGGATAAGGATAAAAATATTACTACAGAAAAAGTTATTAACCCACGTACGCCTGAAAAGGTACACCATGATATATCAAGTATGTTATCAAATGGAGTTAATTATATTGATGCGCTCGTTGAGTATGCGCGTCTAAATGGATTGGAAATAGAGGCAGTTGCCGATATAGTCAAAAAGTCTACTATCCTTAAAGAAAAAGTAAGGACAGAGGCTGTGAAAATGAAAATGGTAATTAAAGATGATAAAGACATCACAGAGCTTTGCTAATGAGGAATCGTTTAACTGTTATGTAAAGTACCTTGCTATGAAAAAGCATTTTACTACTGACGGTTACGATTATCATAAGTACAGAGGAAAAATTAGAGCCAAGTTTGAGACATACCGTACTCGAAACGATGTTTTCTTTTTTCACAAACTCGCTCAAAAAGAGGACCCTGAGAAATTGCTAATGGCTAATATGATAGTCAAACCAAATGCATGGATCAGAGAAATCGTTGAGCAACAAGGCGAGGATCGTTATGTGGAATGGACCAAGAAACGGGATTCATTATCACGCGTCGTTAAAGACGATCTTAGTAAACTTAGAGATGAATACCAAGATAACTTTGTGTCTGTCGAAGGACAGCATCCAGCTATTATGACTCTCTATATTCAACGACAAATAACACTTGAGACGTTTACTATTTTAACTCATTGCGCAAATATTTTTTCGTATTGGGACCAAAAAGTAGTTGACAAAATCGTAGCAAGTGATATAATAAGACTATCTAAGAAATATTATCCTTTCTTGGAAATTGAACAGAAAAAGTTTAAAAATATCATACGTGAATACTTTTTCTAATATAAATAGATGGTCGGCTTAACCGACAAATACATCGCAATATAAACAAACGCTATATACAGCAAAATTAGGAGATACAACCATGACAATGGATTTCAACGCACTTAAGAAGAATCGTTCAGCTTCTCTAAACAAATTGAACTCACAGCTCGAAAAAATTCAAACAAAGAGCTACGCAGATCCCAACGAAGGTAAAATGTGGAAACCAACGCGCGATAAAGCGGGTAACGGTTTTGCAATTATTCGATTCTTGCCAGCAGCGCAAGGTGAAGAAATGCCATTCGTTCGTATCTGGGACCACGGTTTCCAAGGACCAACAGGATTATGGTATATTGAAAACTCACTTACAAGCATCAGCCAAGACGATCCAGTATCAGAATATAACTCTAAGTTATGGAACTCTGGTGTTGAGTCTGATAAAGAGTTGGCTCGTAAGCAAAAGCGTCGATTAAAATACGTGGCTAATATCCTTGTCGTAAAAGACAGCGCAAACCCTGAAAATGATGGTAAAGTCTTTATGTACCAATTCGGTAAAAAGATTTTTGATAAATTAAATGATTTGATGAACCCTACGTTTGAAGATGAACGTCCGGTAAATCCATTTGATTTTTGGGAAGGCGCAAACTTCCGTTTGAAAATTCGTAAGTTTGAAGGATATCCTAACTATGACAAATCTGAATTTGACCAACCATCTGCAATTGCAGAAGACGATTCAGTAATCGAAGGTATTTGGAATCAACAACACAAGTTACAAGAACTAGTGGATCCAAAGAACTTCAAATCGTATGCCGAATTGAAAACAAAACTATATCGTGTACTTGCTTTAGGTGAGGATGCATCAGTGCCATCCACTGCTGAAGAAGATGATGATTTAGATTTGAGCAGCTTTGGTAATACGAGTAAATCAGCGCCAGAACCAACCTTGAAAGAAGCTATGCCAGCGGCAAGTACTTCACAAGGAATGTCGATGGACGATGATGATGACGATCTATCTATTTTTAAGGAACTAGCGAATGGCTAATAAAGTCTACGAAGAAGTTCTAGACTTTGACTTTGGTTTCAGCTTCATTGATGAAGAGCTTCAGGAAAAAGAAGCTGAAGCCAAAGATGCAATTCAAAAGGTCAGCAGCGAGAAGCAAACACTTGAGGATCAACTCACTGATGCTAAACTTGCGGCTGACGACCTTGAATATCGTTTAGAACTATTATTTAAATCGGTAACACCGTTCTTGGATAACTTATGTAAGAATTCTGAGAAATCAACAATTTATTGGCCTGATCGCGTAAG